CCCCCGCACAAGTTGAGTTCTTCAACGGAGTTGAGCAGTGCGTCAAGATCGACACACTCGGCGCTCTCAACGCCAAGATCGCTGAGTTGACCAAGCAAGCCGATGCCATCAAGGACGAACTCAAGGACCGTGCGTCTATCTCTGGTCAGAAGTCCTTTGAGGGTGCTTCCTACAAGGCCACCTATAGCGAGTCCAACCGTTCCACGGTTGACTGGAAGGCCATCGCTGCAGAGATGTCTATCCCTGCCGACCTGATCGCCAAGCACACCAAGACCTCTGCGGTCTACAGCATCAAGACCAGCGCACTGTGAAGCAACAGCCTTGGCCCTTCCCGCCGAGGCTGCTTGACTACCCAGTCATGCCGCCCGGCGTGAAGCCCTACCCCAAACCGACCCCGAGTTACCCCAAACCAACCCCGATCAAAGAACTACCTGAAGGACTATTCTGATGACACATCGCACCGGCAACGAATGGGTTGCAGGACTGGACAGGAAGCCGGGCTTCGGCGCTGACTTCGCGGCGGAAGACATCATCGACGCCCCATGCTGGATTCCTACGGGGTCCGTTAAGGGTTACGAGTCGTTTGTCTTCTCTCATGACTTCCGCCCAGGCATCTGGGGTAGCGGCAAGTATGACTAAGGGCGTCATCCTGACCTGGGGAGACAAGACTCCCTGCACGATCATTGAGGACCGCAAGTCCATCCTAGTGGTGACAGAAGACATCAACAAGCAACCCTGCCCAGAGGGTCGTAGGCGCTACTTCAAGCCATACCAGGGAAACTGGGCAGAGTGCGTCTTCAAGCCCACCACCAACAGGTGGGCTGTTGCAGGAGAGGCGACTTTGATTCTGGACGGCAAGAAATGAAATTCTTGTCTGTGTGTTCCGGCATTGAGGCAGCCAGTGTTGCCTGGAGCGATTGGGAAGCTGTTGGGTTCAGCGAGATAGAGCCCTTCCCTTGCGCGGTTCTTAAACATCATTACCCAGAGATTCCAAACCTCGGGGACATGACAAAGTTCATGGAGTGGCCTGATGCAGATGTCGATGTTCTTTGCGGAGGAACCCCCTGCCAATCCTTCTCAGTCGCAGGACTCAGAAAAGGATTGGATGACCCGCGTGGCAACCTCATGCTTACCTTTCTTGCCATTGCTAAACGATATCGGCCCCAGTGGGTGGTCTGGGAGAACGTCCCCGGCGTTTTGTCCTCGAATGGAGGACGGGACTTTGGCTCCTTCCTCGGAGGGCTGGCAGAGTGCGGGTATGGGTTCGCATACAGGGTGCTTGACGCTCAGTATTTCGGAGTGGCCCAAAGACGCAAGCGTGTGTTCGTTGTCGGATATCTTGGAGACTGGCACCCTGCCGCAGCGGTTTTATTTGAGCAGCACGGCCTGCAAGGGCATCCTGCGCCGAGCAGACAAACGAGGCAAAGAGTTGCCCCCACAGTTACTAACGGCCCTCCGTTCAGTCGCACAGGAAACGAAAGAGTAGAAGACCAAGCATTGGTATGGCCCGCTGATGTAGCAAGCACACTCAATGCTCACTTCGGTGATAAGCAGGGGCTGGAAGATCAACACGCGCTTGGGGGGGGGCGTTGTTCGTCCCTGCCAGAAGTGGCAATGTGCCTAAACGCAGGGGGGATGAAGCGCCAGGACTCGGAATCGGAGACGCTGATTCCTACCATCGGGGGCGGCTTCGACCGTGGCCCAACGCTGACGTGTAACCATGAGGCGCCGATTGCGGCTTACTCAATCATGCCGATGAATAGCGGGAAGGACTACAAGGCGCGTCAGGTTGAAGTTGCCCAGCCTTTGATGGCTGGCGGTCCAGTGGGCGGAAACCAAGGAGGCGACTTCATTTTGCAAAGCGTCACCCACTCCCTTCGCGGCGAAGGCTTCGACGCCAGCGAGGACGGCACGGGGCGGGGGACTCCGCTGGTGCCCGTTGGCGTTACCCTTCACGGCACTGACGGCACGGCCAGCGTGGCATCGTTCACTGACCTGTCCAGCAGCTTGCGCGCCCGCATCCCGAGCGGCGTGGAGAACAGCACAACGACAGCGGTGATGCAGCCGGTGGCCTCGCTTCGCCCCATAGACCCATTTCTTGGCGGCGACATCACCATAGCAATTGACGCCAGTTATGCCAAGGGATGCGGCGGCACCAGCGTAGCTGAACGGCCCGTAGTAGCGCAGGCCATGCAAGTCCGACGCCTCACTCCCGTTGAGTGTGAGCGCCTACAAGGCTTCCCAGACAACTACACCGCCATCCCGTGGCGCAAGAAGACCGCAAGCGAGTGCCCTGATGGCCCTAGATACAAAGCACTAGGCAACTCTTGGGCAGTTCCTGTTGCACGATGGATAGGCGACCGCATCAATAAGGTCAGCAAGATCATTGACCACACAAAAAAGTAGGTCTTTCTATATACACGCTCTTGAACCATCGCTTACACTAGCATCACTGCAATCAAGCAGGTAACAGAGAAGGAAGCGAATCATGTTGTTCACCCGCGAAGGAAAAGAGTTCACCGGCAACGTCAGCTATGACGACAACGGCAAGGCTGTTCGATTCGTCAACGTCACTTGTGATCGTTGCCATGTGATCAACGGCCAGCGTCTGTGGGTGATGGGCACCATGAACGGCCAGCCCTACAGCCTGACTGGCTTCCAGTGCTGGACCTGCGGCAACACTGGTATCCGCGGTGAGCGCAAGGAGCGCCTGTTCACTGCAGTGGAACTGGCCCGTGTCAACAAGGCTGCAGCCACCAGGGAAGCCAATCGTGCATCCAAGGCTTCTGCAGCGGCCGAAGAAGCTGCACGCAACGCATCTGCAGAGCAGCAAGCATTCCTGTCTGGCAACGCTGACTTCATCGCCAAGTTGCAGACCCTGACTGGTGACTTCTGGACTCAGTTCTGCAAAGAGTTCATGGGCCGCATGAAGGCCCCTACAGAGCGCCAGATTGCTCTGGTTGATAGTGAGGTAGCCAAGCGTGCCAAGAACGCCTCCAGCGCCTTTGTAGGTTCGATTGGCAGCAAGGTCGAGATGACCATCACTGTTGAGCGCATCATCGTCCTGCAGAGCCAGTTCTATGGCACCAACTACATCACTATCGCCCGTGACCAGCGCGGCAATGTGATCACCTACAAGGGCTTGGTTGACCTGGGCGCAGTGGGTGACACCAACACCATCAAGGCCACGATCAAGGATCATGAGATGTACCAAGGTGTGGCGCAGACCTCGATCCAGCGTCCCAAGGTAGTCGAGATGGCATGAGCAAAGACCCCACAGAACAGTGGGGTGTTGACTCATTCTTAAACACTCGATTACACTAGCATCACTGCAATCAAGCAGTTCAACAGCGAAACAGGAGCGAATCATGAACCGTCAAGCATACGAAGTCTGCAACCCGTCCTTCTCTGATCTCAACATTGAGCGCCAGATTGAGTACGGCATCAATGACTGGTGCGCAGAAGGCAAGTCCGGCCATCAATACTTTGGTCAGACCAAGGAACAGGCAGAAGCCATCCGTGCCCAGTACCAAGACATCTAAGGAGCAAGACCATGCTGTACGGATACATCTCCTCCTTCGACGCCGACAGGCCCGAAACCCCCGAGAAGCAGGAACGGAAGTTCACCATCACCCTGAGCGGCACCAAGCGCACAGTAGAGTACGACGAAGACGGTGCTTTCATCGTCAAGCTCAACGGCAAGATCGCAGAGCGCGACATCACTGAAGAGCAGTGGGACGACCTTGAGCGCGAAGTCCAGAAACGCCTTCGCCCTGACTGGGTTGACTATTGGCTGGCAAACTAAGTGATCCACTATCACGGCACACCAATAACTCCGATCAAGGCATTGGAGACTATGGGAGGAAAGCACTTCTGCATAAGCTACGCCCGCCCGGACTCCTTAGACAGGTGCAGGAGGCTAGGTCAATCGCTCATGCTGGACAACGGTGCTTTCTCATGCAAGACCCTTGGCAGGCCTTTCGATCTTCACGGGTTCTACGAATGGGTCGAGCCTCTCCTGACTCACCCAAACTGGGGCGTAGTGCCTGATGTGATCGACGGTTCAGTAGAACAGCAGCGAGAGATGGTCAAGACATGGCCCTTCAGGAAAGAGTTTGGCATCCCGGTATGGCACCTAGGACTGCCGATTGACTACTTGCTGGAGCTTTGTGATGACTGGGGCAAAGTCTGTTTTGGAAGCGCAGGCATGTACTGGCAGATAGGTACTGATCTCTGGTGCAGCCGCATGGACGAAGCATTCAACGCGCTGTCAAAGCGTTACGGGCGTCAAATACCCTGGGTTCATGGCATGAGAATGCTCGGTCAATCGTCAGGACCGTGGCCCCTAGCCAGCGCAGATTCCACCAACGTAGCCCTACATCACGCAGAAAAGAAAGAATGCGCCGGTTGCATGGCAAAGCGCATCGACCAAACCAACCCACCCTCCGAGTGGAAAGAAAACCCCCTACAGGAGCAACTGTGCTTTTAACCGCAATCGCAATCTACGCATCGGCAATGGTTCTTGCCAACCTGTCCGTTGCCGCCTTCGGGCCAGCTATCAGTCCCGTCAACGCATTCATCCTCATCGGACTGGATCTAGCACTGCGCGACTGGCTCCACGTTCGGCTCAAGATCTGGCAGATGGGCTCCCTCATCGCCGCCACAGGAGCACTAACCTACATCCTCAACCCAGCAGCAGGAATGATCGCTATCGCTTCCGCCAGTGCATTCTCAGCAGCAGCACTCGTAGACTGGGCTACATTCGCAAAACTTAAAGGCTCATGGATCTACAGAGCAAACGGATCTAACATCGCAGGAGCAGCAGTTGATTCCCTGGTATTCCCAACCATAGCATTCGGAGCCCTGATGCCTCACATCGTCATCATGCAGTTCGTAGCTAAAGTAGCAGGCGGCGCATGTTGGGCATACCTGATCAATCGCAGTAAAATTAACCAAACGTAAACACAATCATGGCACGCACAGGACGACCATCAATCTACTCAGATAAGCTGGCAGCTACCATCTGTGCTCGCATCGCAGAAGGAGAGAGCCTTCGCTCCATCTGTAGGGATGACGCAATGCCTTCAATCGCAAGCGTCTTCTTGTGGTTGTCGCAAAAGCCTGACTTCTCCGACCAATACGCCCGCGCACGGGAAGAACAGGCAGAGGCATTCGCTGACGAGATCGTTGCTATTGCCGATGAGACGCCTGAGCTTGAGGAGGTTCTTGACAGGCATGGCAATGTGGTGGATATGAAGCTGCACTCTGCATATGTGCAGTGGCAGAAGAACCGCATTGATGCCCGCAAGTGGACTGCCTCGAAGCTGAAGCCTAAGAAGTACGGCGACCGGATCGCTGTTGCGGGGGATACTGAGTCCCCGATCAAAGTCGAAGCTGAGATTAAGGCGGATAAGCTGCTGGAGGCTCTGGTGACCAACGCTGAACTGCGCAAGACCGCGGGGGAATGATGGACAACAGGATCACGGTTCCTCAAGTAGCCCGCCTGATGGGCGTGGTGCTAGATAACAAGACATCGTGGTCTGTTGGGTCCGAGATGGCCCATACATATCAGCAGGAGTTCGGAGAGAACCCTCCGAAGGACAATCGGCCTAAGACCACTGGCTCCGGTTCTCACTGCTTCGCTCTGTACCCGGCTAAGTGGGAGAGCAAGATCCGCAAGGTCATCGAGTCTCATCTTGAGCAGCAGGCACGGCAGCCAGATATGTTCGCATGAGCCTCGCCGAAGCGTTCCAGCAGCCTGATGTACTGCAGGCCCTCAAGACCTTACCCCCTGAGAAGCGCTTAGCGTACCTTTGGAGGGCTAATTGGATCGAGAAGGCACACAAGCATCAGATGCCGCCTCCGGGCGACTGGTGGACGATCTGGCTGCTCCTAGCGGGACGCGGTGCAGGCAAGACCCGGACGGCCGCTGAGCAGGTAGGTTGGTGGGCCTGGACTGAACCCAACACCCGCTGGCTCGTTGGAGCGCCGACCAGTGCTGACGTCAAGGCCACCTGCTTCGAGGGCGATAGCGGCCTTCTGAACGTCATCCCTTCCCCGCTGATCGCTGACTACAACAAGCAGCACCACGAGCTCAAGCTGACCAACGGCAGCCTGATCAAGGGCATCCCTGCCAGTGAGCCTGAGCGCTTTCGGGGGCCGCAGTTCCACGGGGCATGGTTGGATGAGCTTGCAGCTTGGGAGTACCTGCAGGAAGCCTGGGACCAGATCCAGTTCTCTGTGCGCCTGGGAACCAGAACCCGCATCGTTGCCACCACCACCCCGCGGCCGAAGGATCTGATCGTGGAACTGGTCGGCCGCGAGGGCGATGACGTAGCCCTGACCACTGCCAGCACTTACGCCAACCTCGCCAATCTCGCGCCGTCCTTCCAGAAGCAGATCCTGCAGTACGAGGGGACGAAGCTGGGCAGGCAGGAGATTCACGCTGAGATCATCGACCCCGAAGAGGGCGGCATTGTGCAGCGCGCAATGTTCAAGCTGTGGCCTGATGGCAAGGCCTTCCCGAAGTTCGAGTACATCGTTCAGTCCTACGACTGCGCCACCAGCGAGAAGACACAGAATGACCCAACTGCCTGTACGACCTGGGGAGTCTTTAAGCCACTTGACGGGCCTATGTCTGCGATGCTTATTGATTGCTGGCAGGAGAGGATGCAGTATCCCGACCTGCGGCCGAAGGTTATCGACGAGTACGAGACGATCTTCGGGGAGGGCAAAGAGAAGAAGCGAGTGGATCTCATACTCATCGAGGACAAGTCCGCAGGCATTTCTCTGATCCAAGACCTGCAGAGAGCGCATCTGCCTGTGAGGGCGTATAACCCCGGCAAGGCAGACAAGCTGCAGCGCCTGAACATCGTCAGCAACATCATCAGCCGCGGCAGGGTGTGGATACCTGAGTCGTCTCAGAGGAAGGGCTATGTGCGTGACTGGGCTGAGGGGTTCGTGTCTCAGATATGCTCGTTCCCTGAGACAACGCACGATGACTTTGTGGACAGCGCTACGCAGGCCCTACGGTTCTTGAGGGACGCTGGCTGGCTCGAGGTTGACCCGCCACCCGCTGATGACTGGGATGAAGAAGACTATGCAGACTCTGGCAGACAAAGAAGAACCAACCCATATTCCGAGTGAGCCTGTAGTCAGGACGCACTTCTTGGGCGAGGGGCATGTGATGACCCCTTTGTGTTGGTGCTTTCCTAGGTTAGACTTTAAGTGCCCAGAAACTGGCAACGAAGTATGGGTACATCACCAACCGTGTTAAGGAGAATGAGATGAAGAAGTTCTATGTGCCTGTGATCCTGGTGGCGCTGTTGGCGTCTGGCCCTGCGCTGGCGTTCATGTCGTTGAGGTCATGCAACATGGTCAACACCATGAATGGCGTGCGCTGGCTGGGCGTGTACTGCGACTCACAGCGCAACTGCGTGCAGCAACTGTTCACTGAGTATTGCCCCTACATGATTTGACCGCTTGACACCTGCAGGGCTCAGTGCCTATACTGTCCCTGTTGGCGTGGAAACCGACTAAGAGCCCTAGAGTAACCACCCGCCCTCCTGCCCCGGAGGGTTTCCACCGGGTGGCCACTCTAGGGCTTTGTCGTTTCTGCTCTGACTGGTTTCAGGGCTTTTGGTGGCAACGAACGTCTTTCCCTGAGACGAGAGCCGTAAAGACTGCCGACACGGCAAGCGCGGGTGTGGATAGCGCCGGATGTTGA